ATCAAAGCTCAAAAACTTACTACGACCTGAGTCATAGAACATTGCAATAGGATCATTTGCTGTTGCAGTATATATAAACACATCGCCGGCACCAGCGCCAGTGGGAGCAGAAGAATTTTCGGGAAGTTTGAGTTTATCTAAAACCTTTACTGACCCCGTACCTACTACACCGGGATCTAGAACCATATCAGTACCATCGTAGTAAACTGAAGAGTCTTGAGCTGCCCCAAAGAAGATCTTCTGATTATCTGCAACTTGATGTATATCCCCTCCATTCTCCTTAATTGTCAAGACCTTTCCAGTAGTACCAGCAAAAAATTCAATGTCATCAAGATTACCATTACCGAGTTCTAGATTGTCTCCCGGATCTACTCTAACTGCTTTACGATAAGTCCCTGCTGCATCCTTCCACCTCATTTGAACATCATTGTCTAATCCAAAGTGTCCCCTTCCTGTTATAGCAGCTCCCGCAGCATCAAGCCCAGCAGAAACATTACACTCTGCATCATCTATCTCTAGAGAAATCTCTCCATCAGTTAAGTTCAAAGTTCCATCAACCATCCTTAAATAGTTATGGAGGTCTTGCAGGTATCTCTCCATATTTTTATCTAACCCATCAGGAATTAGGGGTAAAATACGGCTAGACTTCACATCAATATGAAAAGGTTTTGCCATGTCTAATAAGCTCCACCAGGCCTATACCATACTCGAACAATACCGGCTAGAGTAAATCCAACTCCAGTACTTTTACTATTTTCAAATCGGACACTTATAGTCCTTCCACTCTTATCTATCGGAAAACGATAGAGCTTTTTAGTTCCTGTAAGAGCTTGGCCAACTGCGGCATCGATGTATCCAGTGTTATCAATACTATACTTAACATCAACCTCATCCCCATACAACTCTGCCTCAATCTCATCCCATCTACTAATTACAGATGTATGCCCTCCTCCAGCTTCACTAGAAAAATCCTTTGACTGCCAATAACAGCTTACAGCTGTTCCATCATCGGTGAAGCTAGTGTCATCGTGCACAAAAACTTTAGTAGATCCACCCGTTGCTCGAAGCTTGTACCCCGCTCTTCTAGTTGCATCCTCCCACATACCTCCATATGTTTCCCACTTAGGAGTTGAGGTGACATTGGTCCATGTAGCAGTGTCTGTTCTACTAAACCATCCCATAGATCGGGGTCGTATTGTGTAAGATTCTCTAGACCAGTTAAGTCGCTGAGCACTGAAGAGGTCATATTCTAGCCTCCAAATAACATGTTCATTCTTTTCTGCGGTCTTATCCCCAAGATAGATACACCAATATACGAGACCTCTAGATTTATCGTGAAAAGCAAAAGACCTTTTACCATGCTGAACATTAACCTGTCCACGATACGTTCTAAAAATCTTATCCCCCACAGTTCGGAGCTGTCTAGATCCATCAAAGAGGAAGAAGTTTTCTTGAGAAGCAAAAATATGATACGGACCTAAGTTAGCTACAGTTCTAGCTCCAAGAAGTCTGACATCTTCTACAACTTTTTCAAAGGAGAAGATACCTGTACCTGCAATAAAGGTAGCTATTGATATGGAGTTGTCAGAATAGATAGCAAGACGATCTGCTATATTAGTGATGTATTTTACATCTCCCCGAGAGTCAGCTAAAAGATTGTCTCCTGAATTAGTAGAACCAAAGTCATCAAGATCTCCTGTCTCACTCCACGCTACACTCTTAGGAAAAGATGATCCTCCACATGTAATGTTTCCTAGGACTAAGTGATCCACAAACATAGCTACAGTCTTAGCCGCGGTAACAGTTCCCAGTGAAGTGACTAAGGTAAGTTCAGTTGCTAAGTCTGTAAGACCAGTACCTCCAGTAAACCTCCTAGGTTTATCCTTACCATTAGTGAAAACTACAATAGTACCATCAGACACATCAGTCCCTACAGCCCAATCAAAAGTGTCATCCTCATCTCCCGTATAAGCTATCATTCCCTGAACTTTAACAGTACCAGTTGTAACAGTTAAGTTAGTGGAAGTAGTGATAGTCATATTAGGATCTGAATATGAAGATGCTGTAATAAGATGAGTAGTATTATGAGTACCTCCTCCGTCACTACCTGACATCAAAAACCTAGTTCCTACTGCAAAAGTTGTAGTAGTAAGATCAACTCCCGTGTTAAACTCTACAGTATCAGCTCCAGCATTAACTGTAGCCCCACCAGAAGCTGGATATTGTGTAGCATGTCTAGGAGAAATACATAGCCATGCAGAGGTTCCTGCATCATACCGATATTGATGCCTAAGAGTACTGGCTAGGAGATAGTCATTCCCTGCATCATCTGTATACTGCATAATCCCAATAACTGCACTATCTAAAACTCCTCCCTTTGCAGAGTAACCTTTTCGCTTCTGGATATTTCCCTTCACTACCTCTACATTATCAAGATCAGGAGAAGAGCTAGCTCCCAGCAATGTAGCTGGAGTTAGTACATCTATACCATCAAAATCATAATGCTGTTGAGCAGGTAAGTATGCTCTCTGAGCGTAGTTATATGCACTACCGGGTTTCACTATTAACTCCTATTATTTTTTGGCTTTCTTGGTTTTCTTTCTCTTTGCTGCTTTAGCAGCAGCTTTACCCTTCTTCGTATATGCATATTTTTTATTTCCCACAATTGGCATGTCATGTCCTTTCAAACATTTTATTTATTTAGTAAAATGAGGGTTACGAGGTGTTAGCTGAAACCTTCCAGATTTCTAGTGTTGCATAAATCTCTTTCTCGCCATCATCTGCTACAGGAAGGCCACCCTTTGGAGGGTCAGTTCCATCAGCATCTACCCAATGTTGTAGTTCATAGACAAGACTATTTGTAGCAGAGTAAAATTTTCCGCTTAAATGATCTATACAATATCCAGAATTATTCTTACTGCTAAATCCATTCTGCCCAACTATGATAGTAGTATCAGTACCAGTAGTTTTTCTCCACCTTAATTTACTATTCTTAACTGCATAAACAGGGGCGCTAGCTCGAATATAATACTCTCCAGCAGTTGTAATTGTGATAGCATCACTAGTGATAGTGGCAAGATTATCTTCATCTATCTGTTCTGCCAACCTCCTTTTAGTCCAAGCTCCTAATCCAAGACTTTGAGCAACTACACCACTATTCTGCTCATCATGATACTTAGCATAAGATTGATAAACATCATCATCTAGATGAGCCCTAGTAACCATCACTTTTTCAAAAGCACTTCCAGTCCATACCCAGAGAGTCTTGTCGTCACTATCAACCCAGATCCTGCCATTTGAAGTATTATTATTTGCTAAAGCTACACTCTTACCATCAGCAGTAGGAGCAGTAGCTTGATAATAAGCCACCGCACTCCCTGTCTTGTGAATCATCCCTACACTAGCTGCCGCAAGAGCACTATGTTCCCATGATGCCCTTATATTCGCTCCTTTTCGAAGATCTCGAATCTCATTCGCACCATCTTCGATATCTTCCGAATTAGCAGGAAGTGTTTCATTCCATTCTGTACCGTCACCACTATGTCCCATTATTATATCCTACCAGTTATTAGTACCATAAAAAGGATCTAGCCAAGGTTCTGAACTCTGAACATTTCCATATCCCACTCTATTCGCTACAGAATTAGAATCCTCAGCCCTAAAGTCAACAGCATCCCTTGCTCTATCGTCCTTCATAGCGAACTTGAGAGCAGTCTCAAACCTCCGTTCCCACTGCACAGCTTCTTGAAACTTCTCATAACTCCTTAAAACATAAGCTGTACACCAGTTAATTACACACTCATCTACTCCGGGAATACTCAAGGTATCACTATCAGAAGCAAGTGTAGGATACTTTGTGACTGTCAATCTAATGGTATAACTATCATCACACTGAGGTTGCAAGTATAAATTAGATCCTTCCACATAAGCTCTAACAGGTTTCCCCTTAGAATCCCCATCAATATTAGGCCATCGGTCAGTTATCCACTTCTTGGTTTTGAGCAGAATTGGATATGAACTTGTCCCGTCGATAATTCGGGCTTCATGAACATCTACAGTACCGCTTGGGAGAGCAATGAGTAGATCATTATCAACTATCGATAGGTCCGACTCCGTCCGCATCACCCTGAAGCGATGTCGCCGACCGATGGCCTCGAGAGCTAAAGTAATACTGTTGTCGATAACAGAGTCTTTATCTGTACGACCAATGTTATCTTGAACAGCGGTTCTAATATTTATTTTAGAGAAAGCCATTTTATGTCAAATCCACAGATTTAGTCTACAGCCTTGGTCCAAGTATAAGATGTACCATTTGTATATGCAGAACAAACATAAACATCATTATTTGAATGATCTAAAACCATAGTTCCAAGTCCTAATGGAGTTGCTTCTGCATTATCATCTGTAGGAACTCCAGCAGAATATCCAAACCCTCCTCCAATAGGGGAGGTTCCAAGATTTCCTTTAGCTAATTTCTGATTAGCCCCATGACGAAGAAGGTTAAAGATTTTTTGCTTTAACTGAGGGCTTCTTGAATAAGTTACAGCTGCCATTTATTTATTCCTTATATAAAGCTCCGAGGGGGTGGGTTCACCACCCCCAAGGAACTGGAGGGAGAAGGATCTAGAATGGGAAGTTACAAAGAATTTCTCCTGCAGACTCATCTGCTCCAATTGCAACTGCAATTTCTGTCAGTGCATTTTTAATAACTAAAGTTCCATCAGCACTGGCATTACTCATAGTAAGAGCAGTTCCATCATCTGACCCCGGAAGGGTTTTTGCTACTGTAGCTGGCCCTCTGACTTGAATCCAGATATAAAAAGCAGTGTCTACAGTACCTGCACAAGTAGCTAGGGCCACACCTGCACCAATTCTATAGTCAGCAGCATTTGCATCATCTAAATCCATAACTACTGTACTAGTAGTTGGGCCAGTTGCTGCTGCATAACATAAAACATCTCCTGATACAACAGCAGCAGTTGCAGTATCATTATATAACTTCACATACTTATAAATCTTATTACCTTCAATACGAATCTCGCCAACACCATCTTTAGCAGAGGTGTCAACATCTGTTAACTTAGACCGAAAAATAGTTTTTCCAGCAGACATATCAACACTCCTTTCTAATAGTAAAGACGTCCGTGACGACGGATCTGGGGTGAGATAAGATTACACGCATTAATAACGTGGGCAATCCGCTCACCTTGCAGGGGAACGTCTTTCCACGGACCAAGATTAAACCACATCTTAGGATCATACACAACATCAATGAAGTCAGTATTAAGCATAAGCATATCAGTAGTATCAATTGCTTCAGTTGTGTAGACCATTGGCTGACCTTTAAACCGAAGAACATTAAAACCAAGATCTGCTAACTTAGTACCTTCATCTTTAATGATCTGAGATGCATCTAAAGCATAGTTCTCATACACCTCAAACAAAGTTTGATCTGTGACAATATAATTAGGATGACCTTTTCCACCAGAATCAATGGTGTTATAAAGGTTCTTCATATCATCAAGAAGATTAACTTCCTTTGGAGCTACACCAGCCTTATACTTTGCCTGCCACCAAGAATTGCTACGGTCAATACCTCCGTAGGTTCCTGTTGACTTATTGGCATTGGAAGGAATCATATCAACAAGACTCTGCATAGCCTTGCCACTCTCATCTGAATAAGTACCAGCATTTGCCGCATGTAATTTCTCTTCAAAATCATCTTCAAGAGAAAGCATTAATTCTTCGATTCGATCTGTAACGTAATCTTTGACTTTATCTGGACCAGAATTAATCTGATCATCAAAGATACTTCTCTGCACATGACCGGCGGTATATCGCCAAGTCCATCGAGCAGCTGTCTTTGACTGAGTTTCACCCTGAGGTAGGATGTCACCCTTTGAGACATTGCTCACCGTAGGTAAGGCATAACGAACTGTTCGGGTAATATCTTGACCACCGTTTTGCGTCTTAAAGCGTCCACGCTCTCGAAGCAAAGCCAGAGTCGCAATAGAATCCGTGATATTGTCGATGACATCGGGCATCATCGCATACCACGTTTCCGTCACAGCATTATCCATTACCTTTGTAAAGGAAGGAGGGGTTGCCATTAGGAATTATTCCTTTTTGAAGTTTTAGGATTTCTAGAAGCATTAGGATCCCAGCCTAGCGCAGAGTCAGCTAAAGCACCAAGGTCTACTTCACCTTTCATGTGTTCAAAAGCTTCATCCATCGCAATTCTGCGTCCCTTTGTTCCGGGTGGAAGAGACTCGCTACGACGAGTATTTGGTCGAGGCCTTCCACTTGTAGAGGTCGGTCTTTCAGACTCCAAGTTCTTATCCCTAGATATAGGATGCCCAGAACGAATCTTAGCCAAAGCATAGAGTTCCGTTATGGGAAGATTGGGATTAGTCTTATAAATATCATACATCTGAGATCTATATTCTTCAAAGTCTGAAAATCTACTCTGAGCTTCTTCGATTTGTTTAGTTGCTTCTTTCTTTTCTGATAGATTGACATACCCATCTACGAGATCCAATCTATCATTAACGCCTTGCAGCTTCTTATCTATAGAGGAATTTACCGATGTTACAATCTGATCTCCGAAACGCTTCATAAGCTGGCGATTAGTCATTTCCTCAACATCAACTTCCTCTTCCATACTTTCAGCAGGAAAGTCTAACACGTTAGGAGTTCTGGAAGGGGTTTCAGTTTCACCGGAAATTACTTTCACGTTTTCACCATTCTCTTTCGCTTTAAGGACCGCTCTAACATCAGGATCAGCAATAATCTGGGCGACCAGTTCTTGTTGCTCAGCTAATCTGGATCTCTCATCAGATCCTAATTTTTCTCTTAAACGAGCATTGTTGTCTGACTCGCTAACTTCTTCTCCCGTAAAATTACCTTCTTCCGAATTTTCTTCCAACAGAGGTTCTACTTCATCGTTTGTCATCAGAGGTTTCCTGCCTTTCTAATTGTAAATGTAAACGATTCTTGAAACGGTAAAGATCATAAGCATGTTTTATGGCTCGTTCAAGTCTCCGAAATTCCATTATATTAATTGGATCTTCTTTCGGATTCTTGAACTTAATTTTCCAGAAGCCCTCTTCAAGAGAAAAGACTAACTTCTTCGGAAGGGACTTAGTATGAACTACCTCTACCGGATCCTTAGAGGAGGGCTGAGGAGGAGAATCCTTTTTCTTTAAGGGCGCCTCTGAGTTCGTTTTTTGTTCTAAAAGTTCTGGGGTGCTCATCTATATGCTCCAAAGTCATAGGGAACGGGTTGGAGTAAGGCTTAACATAAGACTCTCTGCGCATACCTTTAATTAAATAATGTCTCTCAGCTTCACCTTTACAATAAGGGCATCTATTGGGCGACTCGGAGTCCCTGTCCACCAGGAACGTTTCCTTGCATGCCTTGCACTGGTTGCCCACTTTCATCAGTTTGTCCTCCTACAGGTTGAGGCGGTACACCGCCGAATAATGTACTAAATTCAGGATCATTAAATGCGGAAGATAAGTACTTCGCCAATACTTGGGGATCTGCTCCCATCTGAGCAGCGACTTGGAACAGCTGTAAGGCCTCTCTACGTCTGCTTGAGAGAGATTCCATCGGCTTAGCATTGAAGGATACATCATAGTGATAGTCACCTCTCAACTTCGTCCCAACAAAGTATTCCCAAGAAGGAATCCCATCTTCACCTAAAGCTTGAATTACCTGTACCCCACTCCATAGTGAGAATACAGTAGCATTTATCTTCTTAAACAAATCCCGGTAAGTTGTAGCGAGTGCAAGCTGCCTTCGAGTCATTCTTCGCTGAGAAGCATCTTCTACAATACCAGCTTCTGTAGCAGTCCTGCGTCCCGCACTTTCAAACTCACCGAATTGATTACGAGAGAATCCAACCATCTCCCT